GTACGATGGAAGAGGAAAGGTGACTGGTCGGGGACCTCGAATTCAATCGAGTCGTCCTTAAACTCAACCATACCAGTCGCAGGGTGGGAATTGGTGATCGCCGCATGAGCTGGACCACTTCCGGTAAGAGAGTAGTCCTCTGTGTTGATGGAAAATATGCCAGCCATAGGCGAGATTCCCGAATGTAACAGAGCAACACGGGCACTAGTAACAGTGGTCGACGTATTTGGAGAGACAAGCTTGTAACGGAGGGCACCCCTCCATCCAAGAAAGGCCCCTCGCAAGTAGTTGAGCAATGTGAAGCACACGTAGTTGATTCCCACAGAAGTGACGGTCAAGTCGTACGGTGACCAACCAAACCCCATACCACGTGGTAGATCACCGAAGATCGCGGTCACCACACACGTAATATTGTAAGTATAACTAGGCACGTTCATCACCCGGTATAGAGAGGGCCGTTTTAGCAGCGCTCTGAAAGACTGGATGCTCTCACCAAAGTAGACCAAATTCGCGTGGGGCATACTATGTGTGCCAACCATGAGGGGCAGTTCGAATGCTTCCTCCTGATGTGGCATAACAAAGCCTGCCTGTGTGGCGTAAGGCGAGTAATACGCGAGTGACTTGCCAAACTCAGCCCTGTCGGTGGGGCACTGCACTTGAAAGTCTGGACCAGCCCGAACATAAACATTTACGGATATGTTCTGGCCGCTCAACATAGCAACAAGTGGCGCTGTCACACCGACGCGGATCTGCCCGTTCGTGCTTCCCTGTACGTGGCCCGAGCTGAGTGCAGTAAAGGCAGTCCTGCAGTATGCGTTAGGTTGACACCACTTCACCATGACAGTAAAGTCACGGAGAGCGGATATATCGACTATCTGGTGCCGCTCCGTGCTCGTCGCATCAAGGTCCAATGGCTCATCCAAAGAGTCGTAGACCACGATGATCTGTCCAGAGTGGCTTGGCGCGCCTACTATCTCAAATCTATACTCTAAAGACCCAGTCCAATAGCTGAAGGGCATAGTCGCGAAGAACAGAGAAGTAGGGAAGTACTTCACCCCGTTCGTTGCCGCCGTGGACACTACAGCCATTGGTGTTATGGGGATGGTAGCAATTGTGGTGCCAATAGTGGCGCTAGTGTTCCAATTAAAAGTATAAAGGAACGAGTAGCGCCCAGCTATCGCACTAATCGCAAGCTCATCCCCGAGATCAACACCAACTACTGATGGGTCAACTGTAAGCTCCTGCTTAGGGTCGGTCGTCAACTTCGTCGAGTTGTCGAAACCGGTAGCGGCGGCAAAAGAATCGTAAGTCCTAGTGCGCATTGGTACTGTCTCAGCCATAGCAATAGGGCGAGAGAAACCAAAGAACGATGCAACGGACGATAGGGCATTTGCCGCCATATGAGTCGCTGTTGCGTACTTTCCTATCACCGGGACGTCCATCAGCTTGCCACTCAAGTTCGCGACGGCGGTAGCTGCTTTTGAAACAGCACCACCAGTTTTGATCTCCGTCGTCCCGCCCAACTTTCCGGCCTGAGTAGTGAACCCAGCCCATGCATGTTTGGTAGGCTCACATAGCTCGACGTCAGTCAACCAAGCATAGATTGAGTAAGACACTGAGTATGCGGAGGCGAGATTGGCCATTCTGAGTAGATTAACATGCTCAATTCCTATGTTTCCAATGTTCGTCGATTGTGTGTCAGACATGTCTATCCAGGGTAATGTGCGCACATAGGGGATTACCATCTCCTTAGGCACGCTCGTGTTTGGATCAAGCATGATATGTGGCAATTGAGAGTGTCGTATGATATTCGATACGTAGATATCCGGATAAGATGGTTCTAAGCATGGTTCATAATACACCATCAGACGACCGTAGTGGAATTGCGTCCCGTGTAGCTCAGCTCTAATATGTAGAGTACCGCGTATGAGGCGGTGCTCCGTGATCTTAGAACCGACGCTAACATTGGACAACAATGTCCCCCAAGGGTCAAAGTGATTTAAATGCGCTGCCGACGTCCAAGTCGAAGTCCAGACTCGGATTGGCCGCGCAAGATAATCTGCAAGAGATAGACTCTCGATTGCAAATCGTGTTTCTATCGGAGAGGGGTTCACAACCACGCTCTGCGATTCCAGGGAATTAAACCCTGTGACTTGCTCAGTTTGAGTGTGAGCATCACTATTTGTTGTTTGTGGAGTTGGTTCGGTAACTAAATTGATTGTTTTAGGTCGGATTGCGTAGTTTCGCATCCCGCCTGATTCACATTTTTTGACTTGCAAAGTCTCCCCTAAAAAGGGGTGTGACACGAGGGTCACAAGCATCGATCGGCCCAGCACAGCACACATTACTAATGTGAATAAGTAATATGTTTGTTTAACTGAGATCTTAGGCCAAAGGGGGTTGCTGGTTTGTTGGAACCAACCCCAAGTTCCACCCCGTTCAATATCTTTAACGTCCTTGACAGGACCCATGCCATCCGGCGCATGAGCCGATCTGGTTACTAGTAGCCCTCCTTGGCTGCAATAGTACCATCGCTCGTCTTCGTAATACTTCCGCACTGTTTCCCAGTGCTCATCGAAAGTCAAAAGAAGACTCGTAAGGTTGAACTCATCAACCAACGGGGCTAGCTTGCTCCTCAAGTCGTTGTACTTGTCACGTCCATGTTGGAAAGCCTCTCCCAAGGCTGCATCAACAATGACACTCGTGTGTTCCAACTTTGTCAAGTTTCCTTCATCAACATATATATTCAATATTTTGCCAATGGTTTTCCACTCGATTGGGGCCAAGGTGACCCCCAACTCCTCATTGTACCAAAATGATCTTTTCAAGAATGTTCCGTTCTCAAAAGTATCAAATGGGACTGAGAATGGTAGTTTATCAGCTCCGATAAAATCGTGACCCATCAAACGCAACTCCGCTGCAAGCGAAAACTGGTTGAAGTCACTTGCATCAGAGCTAACACCCATACCGTTGTCATCGCCATATGTTGCAATGGAAACATGTTCACGGAACTTAAGATTTCTCCCAGCTCGCAGCATGATTCTATTAAAACTAGTGCAACAACACAACCAGTTGATGAAACTGTTAACGAACGCCGTTCCCCACTGTCCAGAGGGGTTCGTGCCATTCACAGTAAACAAGTCTCCTTTACAAGAGTACGTGATTGAAAGTAGTGACTGGGCGACCCCGAGCATCAGACGCTTTTCACAAGCGCTGATCTGCCCGGGGTGACGCACATTCACCAGATCAATCACTAACTCGACAAAATACACGAAGCACCAGGTTAAGGCACAACTTATATATTTGTCGTAGTACTTGAAGTCACCCCAGATCCATCCGGACTTGCCAGTGCGAAGATAGTCCGCCAAGCGACCCCACTCTGCCGATACTGCGTTTATTCCAACACGAGCACCGAACAAACGTGGGTTCTCAAGGAAGAACTTCATCAGAGGTAGAAAACACATACGTGCAACAACAAGGTAGGCCACGGGGCCAACCTCGAAAACACGCGTCTTGCCCTCCACCCGTTTCTGTAGCGAAACTGGCTCGTCTTTTAGGCTCATCACCCAAAGTAGACAGGGTAGTTCCTCACGTGCATAACAGTCCTTCACCCAGTCTATCTCAGACCGGACCAAAGGACCAGCGACGCGGTGATGTGGATCGTCAGCTGTTGGGACAAGAGGGAAATGTGGTTCCTTCTTCCCCATCAACGGATGTCCCATGCTGGTGTTCATTTTCAGCCTGTCAACAAAGCGCACTCCGGGTATCCCGTTGATCGCCTCGTCTTCAGTGAGACAACGAATACCAGAAACATCCATCGAACCGCAAGGTTCAACAAACTCTCTCGTTGCCGATAACAAGTCTTCCGACATGTCCACGCGACCGCGATCTTCAATAGCAGCAACGGCTAGAAGGAAGGGGCTTTTCCAAACTCCGTCCTCCCAACCGTCAACCATCAAAGGTGCAGCGTGCTGGATAGGCTCCACACGCCCAGCGATTGGAGTCAACGTAACACGAGACTTCCCTTTAGCTTGACGCACAGGGAGAGTCCCAATCACATCAATGCCAGAATCGTAGCGTAGATAGTTCAATGTTGACTTATGGTGTAGCTCCCCAAGGGGGAGCTGCACCGGATAAGTGTTTGTTGCAGAGAAACCACCCTGAGCAAAAGCGCGCGGCAGCACGCTCTTACTCGTGAGGGCAGCTAAACCATCCACGGCCATCTTCTTTGTCAGTGCTCCACCCATCGAGCCACCTTCAAAACCTGCACTGTGCAAACCGATGATCGATTGCCCCATAGTATCATTGCTGATAATAGGGGCACCACACATACCTGCGTAAGACCCACCGGCCATCGCGTATGTGTAGCCACTGCGCAAAACCCTGGTCACATCGTGACCAGTGTACGCTAATCGATCAGGTTTCACATGCACCACAGCATCAATTGTCTCACATTTACCAGAACCCCCAAGGGCCCCGTAGTGATAAATTGACGCCAGACAAGCCCGCGGGGGCTCGTCGTTCAACCATCTCAAAAGGTCACCTTTTAAAGTGACGCTCTGAGCACAGAAGAACAATAAGTCGTTAGCTCTGTCCATGTAGTGGTAGGCTGGGCCAAGGGAGTGATACTCCCCCGGGCGCCAGCCATTTGTCGCTGTGTAGCAGCGAAGCGCCACCATCAAAGGTTGGTCAGCTCGGTAGTTGCTCAAGTGACCACGCATGACATAAGAGTTTCCACTCAATGCCAATGCATGGCACCAGAGCTCCTCACCATCTTGCTTATATGAAATCGAAAAGAGATTCTTCCCGACAGTGTTCAAGAATTGTTCGTGCGTCGCCGTCCGTTGATGGACAGGCGACGTCTTGAAAACTATGTTCGTAGCCTGGAATGGTAAATTCACGAGTTTCTCATCGGGGGCCAGTGTGGCCCCCTCTGATCTCCTCGCGGGGACTGTTGAAGTCCACTTCCAAACCATAGAACCAGTTCCAACAGCAGCCATCACGCCCACTAGGACCTTCGATGCCATTGCTGACCTACCAATTGAGCGTCTTGTTCGAGACGCGAATTCGTAAATCTTCAAGTCTTCCCAGGCTCTCGTCATCTCCACGACCAAATCAGATGGGGCTCTAAGCAGTGTTTCCACCGCCAGAGCCTTCTCTTTTTTGATAGCGAGATGCACCACTGACTGAACAGCGTCAGAGACGACGAGAATGAGTTGGGCACGATGCCTAACCCACAGTCTCGTCAAAAACCCAACAACCCTAGCTTCAAGGCGATCCAGTAAGAGAACCAACCAGCGCTCCACTATCGCCTTCAAACCATCATGGTTCAAAAACAGCAGACGCCAGATCAACATCAGGGAGAAGGCAACGACTTGCCACATCCCCAATAAGACAAGAAGCCACCACATCAACTCGCGTCGAGTACCAGCTTCAGCACACTGTGCCCTTTCCCAGGCCAGTGCTTCCTCCCACGTCGTAAACGACATGCCTTTTGGGCACAGTCCATCGACATGAACCACCATCTTGCTACCACACAGGTCGCAAGCTGGCAAACTGTCGGCTAGACGTCTGTTCGCCTCCATCTTTGCAGATGAAGCGAGGTGCGTCCGAATTGCATCGGACATGAACTTCAGGAAAGCGGCATGATCGAGCGTTCCAACATCCTCGGTATCCCACTCTCCCTCAGCTCGCCTCATCTTGAAACGTGTGACCTTGTAAAAGAAGAAATCGTTCACCCCCGCGATTGGGGGCTCCTGACTTCCACTAAACATGTTCACCAGTTTGTCACCTCTGTGCTTCTCCTTCACTATCAATTCCACCCGCAGGGGGAATCGACGGTGAATTGCAGCGGGATTGTAGGCAAATACAGCAGCGTTCAACTTCACGTTGTTCGTTGTTGCTATCACCAACTCACCCCCGTACGGGACCAAACCTTTCCGCTCAATCTCAGCTTGCTCCGTGATAAACCCTTGCGGGTTGATCAGTTTCAACACCTCAGCCATCTCCTCACCTTGCCCCGCCTCATTGGGGCTCTTTGAGCCAATATCATCGCATGTAATCATCCACATGTACGAATGATATTGACTCGCGTATTTCTGCGCGAGATTCCAGTTATACTTATACTTCGGACCATACGGCTTTCCTGCAACCGTAGCATAAGTCTGTTGTATTGTATCAATGACACTCGACTTCCCGATCCCTGGCGGACCGTGAAGAAGAACGGCAAAGGCAGCTTTGCGTGAATGCACCACGCTACTGCGACGAACCATCATGTCAGCGTGCATGATTGCCAACTCACCATGAGCTGAGCGCAAATGTCCTAGGATCGGACTCTTAATGCGCTCAGCTCCGTTCATCAACAACGGTGCAAGTTCCAACAACTCCTTCAGTTCTCTCTCGAGATCGGCCGTGTCGGCCTCTCCATCAAGACCCAACGTGAGTTTAGCTTCCTTCAGCGCAACGAAGCGCTTCTGAAATGAAACAAACGTTGTGTCTGTGACAAATAGAGCACCGAAGCTCTTCGACTCCCACGCCATCCAACCACGCGTGGCTAGCATGTGTAGAAATGCAGCCACCTGCAGCATGAAGTTGCCCGCACCCATAAAGGCGGGGACACTTCGTGAATGTTGCAACACTGCGCGAAAAGCCGTCCCAACAAAGGAATGATCCCCGCCATCCGGTACCAAGGGGATCGAAACAACATACATCAAAACCTCCGAGAACTTGCGTGCAACATCAGACTGGGCAACCGCTGTAGCAGCGCCAAGTCCAGCTGTATACGTTTTTCCCATCGTTCCAAAGTGCAGCTTCCAGTCCATCAGACCGGACTGTAACTTCTCTCCCCACTCAACAACTCCTGCTTCCGTTTTTGCAAACGAACGCAGGACCGATTTCATGAGCTCATTAACATCACCCAACGTATACTTTGTCACCGCCTGTAGAAAGGCAGTAACAGCGGCCAACGTTGAGCACCAATTCTCCGAAACCACCAGAGCGAAACAAAGAATCAACGTCTGCTCAACGTACTTCTTCACTTCGTCCCCAACAACGCCAGCCACTAGCTCAACGATGTGCAACATAGAACTGAGTGGGTCATCGACGACCAACTCAGTGCTGTGTTCACCATCTAACGTTGCTATTGACAACAACGCCGCAGCCTTACTCAAGGTGCCACCTTCTGACGCCCCAAGAGAGATATACTTCAACGAACGATCTCTCGATCGTTGTTTCTGTACATCTTTCTTGGGCTCAGCAACTGGCTCTTTCTTCTTCTTCTTCGCCTTGTACCTCGCACGCTCCTCCTTGTCACGGTTCCTCGGCCCCACCACTCTCAGGTCAGGACCTGGGTTAGGCTCAATCCCAACGAGTCGTGGTGCCGGTGGGGTGAGCACGCAACCCTCACTGATCTCACGCATCAGTCGCCTTGGGACTCGTCGAACCCAGAGGTACCTCACCCGGTGTTCATGGCCTGTCAAACGAACCGCAAAGAAAGTCTCATCGGCAAGAGCTGGGTAATTGTCCCCGCCCATTATCAACAGACCCTCGTGCACATGCGTCGCCACGCACAAGTCAACGCCGATCGTGCCATCGTAACAGAAACCTGCTCTATACACACAGAAAGCACATTGTGAGCTCACTGGGGGGGGGATTGTGTTTGGGGGGCGAACCCAACCACACTCACAGTAGCCTGTTTCTCTTGCCACACGCTCACCGATTCCGCCATCTGACCACGCCTCGTATGTCCATGGGCCAGGGTTTGGCTCAATTCCGACCAGTCGCATACACAAGCGGCGCCTCACCTCACCAAAGAACGGCAAGCTATGCCATACTAAGTAGAGTGAGAACCAGTGGGCGCCCAAATGATAGAAGATTATAACCGCACAAAGATGTGCGACAACACCGTTCACATAATCCCCATCGTCATCAAATAAATTCTCAACCACCCGAGCCTCGCGAATACTCCCGGCAATTCCGAAAGCAATGGTTGTGATGACAAAATACGCAAGGTAATGGTGTTGTAGTGCCATTACGGAAGCCATTGCGCATGCAACAACACCCAATACAGACACCCGCAGCTGCGATAGCCGCGAAAACACCAACATTCTCCTACTCAACCAAAGGTACAATACATACAAACCAATGTTGACTAACAACAACTCAATGCTCATTTGTAAAAGGGTCGAGCTACCAGCTCCTTTTGTGAAAGGAGCAAAACCGTAACACAGGCTCCAACTGTGTCTCATCTGTCGACAAATGCCACTATTACACGTCCATAATATAGCACCCTCAACACTTTTGTGCAACTCGTGCATCTGTTTCAATTCGCCCTGGTTTGAAACCACCAGTAAATTTTCGATCGTCGTTTCGCGGGTATTCTCCGCTAGGACATAGCTATTGACGACCGTCTCAAGCTTGCCTAAGGAACTGCCTTGCCAGTTTCCATAACTAGGTTTGTAATTTTTTACCATTTCATTTGGTGGGGTGTTGAATCCATCTTACATCATTCAACGTTGACGTCGCAACGCACACTATCGACCGAAACCGGGTTAGGTATTCTCAACAATGTGCGATTTATTGCGCTGTGGTACTATCCACTGCAAGGCCACCGCCCAAGCAATCTTTCACAACCACTTAGTTGACCGTGTGTAAAACACGGCAACTGTCTTTCACTTGCGTGAAGAATAAATAAACTATCTTTCGAGAGTAGGATATAGTCATCCCTACTAAATAAATTAAACGTAATATAGCGATTTACTCGCTAGTGGAGATCCGTAAAAATCTCCCCTCTTTTTGTTACCCGATTTGAAATGTGGGAACAGTATCTTAGAAATTTTTAAATCCAATGATAATGAAATGAGGAGCTAACCCCCCACAACAATAACATGGAAATAAGAAAAACCAGTGGTCACACTGTAAAGTGACAACTAATTAAACTTTTAATACTTAATTGACAATGCCAAT